CTTCAAATACTGCTCATGTTTCTCTGGAGTGTCTAATCCATCTGGCATTCCATACTTATCCATTCCTATTGCTATGCGAATAGCTCCTCTAATGACTGAGTCTGGGTGTATTGAGTTACCATTTTGCAGCATTACCTCTATACTTTCAAGTAGCTGTAGCATTTCTAAGTTTTGTTTTTTCATGTTAATTAAATTTTAATGTGTAAGCCATAGCCTTCCATGCTAAGACTAAACGGGTTGGATTTGTTATTCTCATGATAATCTCTTTTGTTCGTTAATACCTTTGAATAGTTCAGAGCTTGACTCAATCATGCCGGTGGCCTTGATGTAATCAACCTCAATCTTTGCACTCTGGATGATAACAGATCCAATTGTTGCCACTGCCTGTGCCTTTTCAATTTCCTTATTAAGCTCCTCCATTGTGAGCTCATCATTATCCAATCTCTCTAATGCTGAGAATAAGTGATCACGTAGATCATTGATTTTGTTTCTTGCCATTGATTTTCTTTTTAAGTTTACTATTTAATTTAATTACTTCCTGTATCTCAACAGGAAATCTTTGTATGGTATTCCTATCCATGTTATTACGCATGTCAATCATTTCAAGGTTATTAATATCCCAATGCATTGTGTTGCCATCTTTAAACCTCACAACATGACCAGGAGGGATTGACCCATTATGTTGCTCCCACACCACTCTATGCATCAACCTCCAATCACTATCTTTTATCTTAACATAAGCATAAGTCCTGCCCTCTTTGTCAGTTCTAAAATTGATTGTTCCAATAGGCTGTGTGTTATGTGGTTTACTGCCTTTTTTGAACATGGTAGGTTTAACTCTATCATAGATATGTTCCGGCATCTTGGCTCCTTTGTTGTGAGGTTTATTACCTTTTGTAAATCTATATGCTTTGCCTCCTTCAATTAAATTATGTCTGCCAGATGTTTCAGATGCAAGATATTCTTTTGACTTATGCAATCCCATTCTATGAGCTTTATTTGCCACAGTGCAGTACTTAAGTCCAAGCTCATTAGCAAGGTCAATGGTTCTCATGTGAGGGAATTTTTCTCTTATGATATCATCTAAGTTCATACTCTCTCAATTTTAATGATTAGTTTCTCCCAAAGGTTGCTCATTCTGCGAGCCTCCCATTCTGAGTCTGCTTGCACAGTCTTTTTTAATATCCTCCAAGCTCCTCCCATGTATCCTCGATAGTGTATTGTCCACATTTTTTAATACTTTTAAATAGTTATTGTATCTTGTTATATCAAAGTTATCCCAGTAACTGATAATTGCTAAGTTGATTTTAGGCTCTCTCATGCTATCCTACTACTCCGATATACATCAACACAAAAGTGATAGCTAATAATGCAGCAGAGAACACTAAAACCTCTCTCACAGCCTTTTGATCTTCTGTCATGATTAATAAGTTTTAAGGTTTGACAAATAAAGTTCTAATCTTGCAAGAGCTCTTGACTGAATATTAAGTCTATGCTTATACTTAGGAAGTAACTCATAGAACATACCTCTACTCAAATCTTTTAAAGTATCAGATGTTACTCTGATTCGAGTTAACATGCCCTCAATCATCCACTCAACATCCTCAACACGCTCAGTTAATAGTTCATAGTCAAGGTATTTACCCTCACCTCTACACTCATTGCAAATATCAGACTCACTGTGAGATGGATGCTCATAAGCACTGCTAATTAATACTGATCCTGACCCCCAACAAGTGTCGCATTCTTTGATAAATTCTGTTTTCATACTGTTTTTGTTTATTATTTATAGAACAAAGTTAGTAAGTTTTTTTATATATGCAAATAATTAGCGTAATTTATAATGATTCTAAATAAGGAAAGCCCACCTAAGTGAGCTAAAAAGCTATATGTATAAAGGGTTTATTTAGATTTCTTAAATCGCTTTACAACAAACTTAGATGCTAATGTTGCAACAGCTTTAAGGAATTTATTTTCAGACTCAACAGTTACCTTAGTTCCTGTCTCATCTTTTTTGATGTTGACATCTACTTTCTTACCATCATAATCAAGCTCTTGATTGATACCATCTTTGTGGTATTCTATCTCTGCCTTATTTGTTTTTACAATTACATCAATTTTGTCATCCTCAATGTTAACCTGTACTTTCTTAGGTCTGCCTACTTTTTTTGCCATTTTAAAATTCGTTTATTAATACTATTGATACTTTCGCTTGGTCTTTTGCCATGCGAACCATTCTCTCATAATCAGGGTTATTGTTAAGCACTAAGCATCCCTCTGACCATCCTCCAATTTGAGTTGCTACCTGTTGACTACCTTTATTGTAAGTTGCTCCATGAACATTCATAAAGATAATGTTATCCATAATGTTAGTGGTGGGGTTTGTTTTACCATCTGCTGTGTAATCTCTTCTGTAAGGTACTTTGGCAACCTGTCTAAGTGCCTCCATTTTACCTCTGTGAAGTCCATAAGCATAACAATCATAGTTCCATCTGTCAGCTTCCATTACTGCAGTTCCTTTGTTGCCCTTATTGGTAGTGCAAGAGGTTACATATTGGAAGGCTGAGCCCTTGAATATATATACTTTGTCATCAAAGATGTTGTTGCCGTCCTCATTTGACCTAACAAACAACAGCCACATATCAGATGGTATGTTCTTATAAGTAGATAATGACTTGACTCTATCTAAGAGTTGTTTATCAGTGTAGTTCTTAACGTTGCTCATTGCTTTCTACAGTTAATTGTGATATTGTTGCTGCTACTGTTCCTGCTGTTGCTACATATCCTGCCACAGTTATGACCGCTGCCGGTAGTGTGATAGGTGCAGCAAGGATAACTCCTGCTATTGCACCCACTGTAATGGCTGCCTGTTGTACTCTCTTCCAGAATTTTGGAGTGGGAGCGTTCCATCTTTGTGCTATGCTCATTTTAAATTTATTTCTATTAGTTTCTTAACTGATTGAGTGAGCTCACTTATCTGCTCAGCAAGATGCTTGATTTCAAGTTGTGTCATTTTCTCAATGGCTTCATATTTAAACCTTGCCTCATTATCAACAAGTTCAATCTTGCCTTTGAGCCTTCCTTGAGTCTCAATGATATCCTTTTGTTCCTTCATAACACTTCTTAAGTCACTATGTAAACTCTTTAAAAAATACCCTATGCCGGATATGAGTATTGTTATCACTGTAAATGCTACTTCATTAAATCCCATCACAAAATCAATATGCTGTTATTATATCCATTCTCTCTAAATCCTCCACAAGGACAGTCAAATCTACACACTTCCCCACAGTTACAGCCACAATGATCAATCATAGGTCTTAGGTCAGTATCTCTGTTCACCTCTGCTGTGAACTCAGGATATAAGTCCTTATTAGCTATCAAGTATCTTGTTAACCTGGTCTCAAAGAATGAAGCCTTTTGTGCGTAGTGCTCCATCCCAAAGGCAACCTCTGATCGAGTTACTGAGCTTGAGAAATCCCCAAATTGAGTCTGCAGTCCTTTGTTTTTAAGTTGATATGTCAAGCCAAACACAGCATCCTCTGCACTTCTCCAAGCTATGACAGGTTGAATGTATGCCACAAGTGCCTCCTCATCATTAGTCAATGTCTGAGCATTGTACTTAGTTAGTAGATAGTTGTAGAATGTAGTGCCTAAGATAGGCATAACTCTGAGCTGTGCCTGTGTTGCTATATATGGAGTAACATCTGTCACATCAACATTGGCTGTGATAGGTGTGTTAGTCTTTAAATATGTTTCTGTTATAAAGTATATCATGGTGCAGGTGTTTCAGTTGGTATAACATCACCGCCCTCTATTGGAGGCAGTTGAGCCAGTGCTCTGATTTCATTAGGTGTCATGCTTCCAAGTACCTTAGTAGCTACCAATGGACTCAATGAGTTCAAAGCATCTGATGTCTTAGAGGTATCACCTTCAAGCTCAATGATTGTCTCATTAATAATCTGAAAGTTGTTAATTGAGAACTTGCCAGGTATCTTAGCAATGGTCATTATCTCATTAACTATCTCCTCAACTTGTCTCCTCAATGGCATGACTACATTTTTCTCAAATACAACATAAGCCTGCTTGATATCACTGCCTGATCCAAGAGATCCTTGAGTTCTTACTCCCATAAGGATGGGATCTATTGTGTGAGCAAAGCATATCTGCTCAGTGTTAAGGCTTGATGCCTCTTGAAACAACTTATCATTGCTGTTAGTTGGTAGGCTTTCAATCTTAGGTAACTGATCTTGATTATTAGCAAAGAATGCAACAGCCTTCCCGGCATTAGCTGCACCTTTCAACCTATCAATGGTCTGCTTAATCATGTGTTTCTCCTCCTCTGACTGTGGTCTCTTAGGGAACATCATAGCAAAGGATGGGAATATTGAGTTTTGTATGTTACTCTTAGCGAAATATGATAGCTCGCCACTCAAAAATGCAAAGTTCAAAGCAGATGTGTACTGAGGCAAAGGATACCACTCCTGGCCTAATGTCATTAACTCATAGCAATATAGTTGCTCAAGGTCAGTATTGGCAGGATGATACTTTTTTATCTCTCTCACATCAATGCGAGCTGTCCAATCCTCACAAATAAAGTATGTTTCTTTATCTCTTGAAATCCTAACTCTCTCAGGTGATATGTTTTCAATCTTATAGATTTCTCCTTTCTTATTGTAGCATAGTTTGAAGTACACTCTATGGTGAACTATCAACTGTTGAGCTATGGCTCTGATTGTTTTACCTAACTTGAGCTTTCTCTCAAAGGTATATAACTTGAGTTTATCCTCTTGAGACATTTTCTCAGTCTCAATAGTGTATCCTCCACCTGTTGCTGAGTTAGTCTTAAAGTCAACTATTGCACCATGTAAAGGTGAGCTGTAGTATAGTTGATTAAGTAACTCTGGATAGAGGTTATCCTGCCCAAACGGAATGTATCCTGCTATCTGATAGCGGCCATTAACATAAGGGAGTGATAGGTTAGCTCCACCTACCTTTTGAAATGGAGTAGAGAAGGATTGATATCCCTCAACTATCTCTGCTGTTTGTGGCTTGCTGCCTATAAATCTGTTATACCATGCCATTAGTCATAGATTGAATTAGTTTGTATCCCTGCCACTACCATGCGGCCCTCCTCTATCATAGTCAATCCTGTAGGATCAACTGTTGGAGTAGGACTCTCATAAACTTTATATCTGTATTGCCCCTTAATAAAGTCTATATCAGTAGGCTCATCGATAGTAAATAGGTTATATCTTGAAGGCCATGAGGAACTATCAACTCCCTGCCAATAGATAGGGTTAGCTGTAGTATCAAACTCATCCTCAAATTCAAATAAATAGTAAGGATTAGAGATTGTTGTAACCTCTGTAAGTGTCAACACAAAGGTGTTAACTGTATCCTTCTCAAGATATATCATACCTATATTGTATCTCAAAGAAATAATTATTAAAAAAGCCCCACCGAAGTGAGGCTCTTAGTTTATAATCTATGGCAAGATTAAAGGAGACTTGGTATGATAGTAGCATCAACCTCATAAGCCAAAAACTCATTCTCAGCTACAAGTGTTACACTGTACTTAGAGCCATCTGCTCTTGTAGTTCCTGATCCTTCACCCGTTGCAGATAATTGCAAAAATGGGAAGTACCAATATTTACCATTAGCATCCTCAACAATACCTGCTAAGTACTGTTGTCCTGCTCCTAATACTTTAATAGCTTTTGATTTCTCTTGATCTCTTCTATGGAACATCAAATTGATAGTTGCAGTTACATAGCTTGAGCCATTAATTAAATCAATAGCAGAGTCCTCTGTAAATGAGGATACGTTTCTTCTGAACTCTAACTCAATGAAGGGGTCAGCTGTAGGTATAAATGTAATACCATCAACAATCCAATTAGTTCCTGTCTCATCTGTAGAGATAGATTGGATGTTATCTTGTTGGTTTACATAGAACTTATAGATACCTCCTGAGTTATTGTCACAGCTTTTTAAAATTGTTTCTAAAGTTGCACAGCTCATTTTAGTTGTTTTTTAATGTTTTAAAATAGGGGGTATTTCTACCCCCGTTATATTTTAGATATAGAATGCGTTATACAATACTATCTCTGCAGGGTTAACATAATGGAATCCTACTTTCATGTTAGCACGAGTTCTCAAATAAGGCTCAGCTACAGTGTCAGATAAGTTAACAGCTTTCAATGCTTTGTCATCACCCTCTGCATCAAATGCATAGATAAGGTTATTTCTCAAAGTCAACAAGATAGTGTTATCTGGCATCCCTTCACACACAACTACATTGATTCCTAAGAATGTTAAACCTAATGGAGTAGTAACATAAGTCAAAGTGTTACCTTGTGCAGCAGCAAGCTCATAAGCGTTAGCTACATTAGTAGATACATAAAATCTTAACTCTGATTTTCTTCTGCTAATAGTTGAAGGAGCAGCAGCAAGTACAGCACTCAATTGGTCAAGTACATTTGATGTATCAATAGCACCATCATATAAACCAACTACATCTGTATCATAGAACATTGGAAATAAGTATCCAGTACATAAAGACAATAATGCATCCTCAGACTCAGTGTTACCCTGCCATCTCAACAACTCGATATCTTGACCGATAGTCATTGCCATTTCATTCCAGTAGTATGACATAAAAGATGCAACAGTGAAATCACCATTAGATCCTTTTGCCATTTGTAAAGCTAAGAATGATTGCTCTAAGTCAAACTGACATAATTGAGCCATAGCTGACAAAGGACATACATCAATATCAACTGCATCCAATGAATCATTAGGAGCAGAGAAGTTACAAGTTGATGCTTGTAAGATGTTACCAAAAGTTACATTGGCAAGTTTTGTCTTTGACTTAATGCCCGGCAAAGAGCGAAAGTTAGATGCAATATCCTCAGATTGAAGATATGCTTTGGAGTAGAACTCCTCAGGGTTGGCACACAATAATGCGTTAGTCTCAACCTCTAAATTAAATTTTAAATTACGGTTCATTTTATTTGGTTTTTGAAAATTTTACAAATTCTTTAAATAGCTCTCTTGAGCTCATCTTTTGGTTCTTAGCCTCAACCTCAATCTCCTCATCTCTTGGAGCTAAGTACTCCTCCATTTGGTTCTTAAGGTCAGCTATGATAGCAAGTAGTTGATTAACTTGCTCCTCAATCACAGGTGATACTATTGCAAGTACAGCCTCAGCATCAGTAGTAACATCAACTGCCATCTCAACATCCTCAGCGGCAGCATCTGCCTCCTCCTCTTGCACATCCTCAGCAGCTTCATCAACTGTAGTCTCAGCCTCTTGCTCAGCCTCTTCTGTGGCAGGTTCTTCTGCTGCCAGTTCTTCTTTGTCTTTGATCTCGATAACCTCTCCGTCTTTTACAACATAGATTTTATCCTCAATCAAGTGTTCTCCATCAGGTAACTTCATTGTATTTAGTTTTAATAATTCCGATAGTTTAAGTCCTAAGAATCCCTCAATAGAGTAACCTACTTGACCTGACTCAACAAGGCTATCATAGTACTCCTTATCAGTTACTTGACTTGTTAGCATTAGAGTTCCCTTAGGTACTTCAATACCATAGGTAGTGAATGCTTTGTCCTTTTTAGGGTTCTCAACTATCCAAGCCTCAAGGATGTAAGCAGGAACTTTCTCCTCTGCCTCATGCTCTAAGTTAAAGATATCTTTGTTCTGTAGGTTTTGCATGAACTTAGCATGGATAGACTCAATGACCTCCTCTGTGAATAGCACATCATACTCAGTGCCATCCTCATCTCTACGATATATTGACATTGGTATCATAGCAGGTGCTACAATTCTCATCTTAATGTCATCACTGAATGTCATTGGAGTAGCTTGATTAAATGCCATACCCTTTACCTTAATAGCAGGCTTGGCAGTGAAGGCAATCATCTCAATACCTAAGTCCTCTCCATCAGAGTACTCAGGGTCAATAGTTATCTTATAGACAGGTCTATCCATGCCTATATTGTAAATAGTGTTATATTTGTTAAAAATTAAAATCTATGGTAAAAATTTTAGACAAAGAAATTCCTAATCAATTGAAGGAGTTAACAGTGCAACAGTTTGAGGATATCACATCTATCCATGCACAACAGGACTTAGATGCTATTGAGAAACATCTTAAAGTATTTGAGTTGTTTGGTATTACTGAGAATGACTTTGAGCATACCACCATTGAACAGTTCAAAACTTATGTCAAGGATTTTAACAACATCAAAGGTAAGCCAGAACTACAGTCAACTATTGAGCTTGATGGATACAAGTACACAGCCTTTGAAGGTGAGGAGTTCAAGCTATCAGTGAGAGACACTAAGCACATTGAGAAGGTCATGAACTCAAGGCATAAAGGATACATCTCTGAGATGTTAGCTATCTTATTCAAGAGAGATGACCTAAGCAAAGCTGAACACTATGATACTACTCACATCAAGCATAAGGCAAAGATGATAAGAGAACTCAAGTCAGAGTTAGCAGTGCCTTACTTAGTAGAGATAGGACAAAAACTGTCCAAAGAAATCAAGAAAAATGAAGCTCCCGAAATCGTGGAGTGAGATTGATGTCCTGCAGTTTAAAGAGATAAGAGAGTTATATTCTATTGAGGAGGTATTTGCCAGAGAGATAGAGATACTCTCAGCTCTTGCAGGAGTGAGCTCAGATGAACTTGAAGACTTAGATGTAAGTGAGGTTAGTAATATGCTCAATGATATTACATTCATTAACTCTGAGCCATCTAAGAACTACAAGAGAGACATTGAGCAATGGAAGGTCAAGCCACTATCTAAGCTGACCTGTGGTGAGTTCATTGACTTAGAGTATTTCTTTGCTAATGACTACATCAAGCATCTTTGTCATATAGCATCTATCATGTACAGGCAACATACCACTAATGATTGGGGGCAGTTGAGCTTTGAGCCTTATGAGTTCAATCCATTTGACCGGCATGAACTATTTGATGAGTACTGTATCAATGATATCTATGGTATCATACCTGAGTACCTATCATTTAGACAGGATTTTATGGATAAGTATCACTTACTTTTTAATGAAGAGGATGAAAATGAGGAGGATGAAAATAAACCAATGACATCCGATGAATCTAAGGCACAAGCTGAACAAAAGTCTGCTGTGAAATGGGGATGGGAGAGACTACTCTACTCTCTTTGTAATGAGGACTTGACTAAGTTTAAGCAAGTAACTGACCTACCTCTTGTACTTACTTTTAATATGATGTCAATGAAAAAAGAACTTAATCTATAACATACCTCTGAATGATAGAGGAGCTGAGAAATCTCCACCTATAGGCTCAAATGTATAAATGATAGAACGCTTATCCCCTAATATATTTGCCACTTGTAATATAGGATACCTTTCAACCATCCATTCAGTATATTGAGAATATATTTCTGTTGTTATACCTTCTGAATCTAATCTCCTGGATAACTCTGCACAGAAGTCATAAGGTGTTATGTAGATAGTTCCATTATTAAGAAACCCAAAATAATACATTGCAATAATCTGTATCTCAAGTTCACCTAATGCAGGGATTTTAGCATTGATACGCACTGAGTCATACATAGCTCCTGTATCAATAGCACCATCCTCAGATATTATCTGCTGCAGAATGCGTTGTATCTTCCTCCTTGTAGGATACTTGACATTGAATATACCATTATTTGCGTAGCGTGCCATTATTCAAAAGGTGGTGGGGTTGTTACTTCAAATTCTGTTGGTTGCCCTAATATCATTTCAATACTTGAATCAAAAACAATATACCAAAATACAGGTGCATCTAAACTTGCTTCATTATAATCTACCCAATATTGAGTAACATCTTCAGGTGAAACAGGTAAGCCATAGTAATCAGCACAGGCTTTTCTTGCATCTATTGCATCCTGTTCATTCGTGTATTTATATCCTGTAACTTCCATTAGTAAATTGAATAAAATGAATTAATGTTATTTTGTATTCCTGTTCTATTAGCTGATTGTTCCGAACTCCAACCAATAGCTTCTTGCATCATACCATTAAAATAATTAGTAGAAACGGCAGAACCTATTAAAATATTTGATGAATTACCTGTTGCACTCACAACAGTTGATTTTGTAATATTATTAGTAAATGCACTAATAGTTGTAGCATTACCATTCATAAAATATAAACGTTGATTATTGTCTGTTGCTTCTGAAAGTATAGCAGTAGCAGTTGCTCCATAACCATAATAAGTATTTCCTGATACAACAGCAGGAGTGTACCATCTTGGGAGGACATTTAATGAAAATATATTTTGAGTCACAGCTGTTTGTAAATCACCTACAACAGTAGCTACTGTTGTATTTTGAAAATTAATAGATGTATATGATGTTTTAATTAATGTAGTGTTTGATGCTCTAATAAATCTTATTGCAGGTTTTCCATTTTTTACTTCAATAACACCAGCATTTACTATACGAGGTTGATTAGACCCAGCTAATTGAACTGGATTAATTCCATTTCCACTTTGGTCATACCACGTTGTTACAAATCCATTTCCAGCACCGCAAAATGTAAGTAAAGAAGCCGTATCTAAAACATTAGCAACAAATCCAAAATCTTGTTCTGTATTATCACTTGACCTGCGCACTCTTATTGCTGCTCCTGTATAAGCCGTTCTTAGTTTACGTAAAGAATAAGCTACCGATGCACTTGGATATAAGTCTAATAATAGTGTTCCACTACTTTTAGGCATTATAGATATCAAAGGATAGTAACTCATCTTATGCTTCTGTTGTTACTCCGATTACATCCCACTTAGTGTCAGTTGCGTTATAAATTAAACCTAAATAAGTTGTTTTGCTTATAACCGTTGTAGTAGGTAATGTAACCCCTATTGCTCGGTAGTTAGTATCGTAAGTAATTGCCCTTGCCGTTCCATTGTCTTTTATTCTAATCATTAAAGGTTGACCTTGATCCCATGTGCCTGTTGGATTTGCCAGGGCAAGTGCTGCGGATTGTGCTACTATTATAACTATATCATTAAGATTAGTTGGTGTGACCGTTGCTGCGCTACTTAAACTTTGAACTCGGGGCGTATATGAAGCAGGTGTATATCCTAATGCTGTTGCAATAGTTTTATTTTTCCATAGCTGAGTAGAGCTTTCATATATCAAGGCATCATTGTTAGCAAGCGTGCCTGTGTTAATGTAAACATTATGCAACTCATCAAGCTCCCAACCGTTCATTATTTTGACATAAATCTTACCATGATTTACATGAGCATACTCAACATAACCTATCACTACAAGATGAGCAGTTGCTGCCGTTGGTTTAATGTTTGTTATTGCTCCCGGAGTTACAGAAGATAAATAAAGAACATCGCCATCTGACCACGATTCACCTTGTAAACTACCTGTTGTATTTATTTCTTCAAGTTGTCCAACTGTTATAATAAATCCCTCTTGATTTGTTGCAATGGTTTCTGTAACAAGTCCGATTGTATCTGCTGAATTATTATCATTATTCGCTTGGGCATAAGCTACAGCTAATCTTTGACCTTGAGCACCTGTTACTCTAACAGCTTGATAAGCAGCCTTAGTTAGTGTAGCATTAGGTGTTACCTTGTTCACTACTCTTGCAACTAAATCAACACCATTCTTAAGAATAACAGAGCCACCCTTCAAGGTTGTTTCTGAACTGCCTAATGTATTATTCCATCTTGTAGTACCAACTGCTGCTGTGCCCGTTGGTGAGGTGTCTAATGTTAGCTGTCCTGCCTTGAGTTCAAACTCACCTAAGTCAACATCTTGAGTTGCTCCTGTGTAAGGAACGTATGTACCACTCACACCACCAAAGACCTCAGCCCCTGTGATAGAACGTGTCTCATATCCTGAGCCAGTGTCAACACTTACTTCAAGTAAGTCAGTCGCATCAAGGTCTGACCCCTTGGGAGTCATCTGAGATATTTTCTGTCTATTGATAGCCATACCTATATTGTAATTAACTTATGATTCTGTTATAATAGGAACTTGGCAATCTGTCCAATTACTCATATCAACATCTAAGGTCATAACCCACCCTGCTGCATAGTCTAACACTTGATTATTCAATGGCACTATGGCAGGTTGTCCTAATACATCAAAGCTATAGTCATCACTGAAAGTAAAATAGTTTACTAAGTCAACCAATATTTGATGGCAGTCTGAGAGTATTACAGTGATATTAGCTCTATCCTTCTGTATAATGTCAAGGCAGGTTATCTCTAAGCTCATTGTATTAGTGTTCTCAGTTGCTATAGCTGTGATAGGTGCTATAAACACAAGAGGATATTTCTCATCCTTTGTCGCAAAGTTAGGTAACTGCTCCACAAAGTCGCTGCCTACTTTTTTTACCTGTAGATGTGAGTTATAAAATGCCTCTATCTTGTTGATTAATGCTTGATAACTTGTCATAGTTCTGCGTTCTTTTGTATCTTATTAATTTTGTTCTGTGTATCAGTCATCTCAGTCTCACTCACTATAGCATTGACTGTGATAGTCTGACCTTGCTGTGCTCCCTCTCCACCTACATTATTGAGTTGATTGCCTTGACCGAATAGACTAACTGATGGAGTTGCCATTCCACCTGTTGATGTCTGAGTATCAAATCCACCTGTAGGTATATCAGGAGCAGTAGGTGCTCCACCTCCACCTGTGAATTGAGCAGATGCTATCTTACCAATGTTCACAGCAGATGCTATCCCTGCAGATGCAAGAGCTGCTGCCATAGCAAAGCCTCCATCAAACTTAGGATACTGAGCAAGAATTGATGTAATGGCCTTAGCTCCATCAATGACTGCCATACCTAAGTTAAACCCCTTTTGTATTAAAAACTCTTGCTTCGCAGCTTTCTCTGCCTCTGCTGTACCTTCTTTGAGTTTACGTTTACGGAATGCAAAGAATAACTCAGTAAGTTGTTGAGTAGCTTGGACTCCCATAGTTGCGTATTCAAGTCCTTGAGCTATCTGAGCAGCCTCTATCTCATTGATTTTATTAGCCTTAGTCTCTTCTGCTACAATAGCAGCCTGTCTATACTTCTCTTTGATTGACTCTTTTTGTGCCTCTGTTAAATCTAATGCAGCAAGCTCAGCTACTTGTTGAGCATCTAATACCTCAAGTTGCTTATTGTATAAATCATCTGCAGCTGCAATCTTTTGGTCTGCTGTTATAGCCTCTCTCTCAGCATTAAACTGTGCCTGTGATAGTTGAGTCTCAGCTACAAGTTGAGCAGCTGCTAAAATCTTTTGATTTTTATCTACCTCAATAGCAGTAATTTGGTCTGCCACTGCCTTAGTATCTACAACAGCCTGAGCATTAATCTCTTTAATTTGCTCATCTGTCAATTTCTTATCTGTTACTTTTATTTTTCTCTCTTCCTCAATCAAGGTCTTTTGTAACTCAAGTTTCTTAGTAGCATCTTGCTCCTCAAGTAACATAGTTTTAATTCGAGCCACTGCATTTTGGTCAGCTATCTGCTGTCTATCTTGCTCCAATTTTTTCTCTGCCTCAACAATCTTAGCAGTCATATCTGATACTGCTGCACCTCTCTCAAGTTCACTCTTAAAGATTTTAGTCTTTTTAAGATTAAGGTTTTCAATCTCTGTCCTCTCCTCCTTCAATTGGTTAATCTTGAGCTGAGCTAATTCAAACTCAGTAGCACCTGCTGCCCTTGCATCATCCTCAGCTTTTTTATGTTTAATTCTCATCTCCTTGAGATGCTTATCTTGAGCTGACTCTACCTCTTTATTAGTGTTAGTTGTGCTTGTTGTAGTAACCTTAGATACTGCTGTATTACCTTTGTTTGTAATTTCTAATCTTTGTCTCTGGAAGTCCTGTTGTGTAAGTAAAATTAACTTATCTATTTTAGCCACTGTTTCAAAATCATCTAACCTGGCAGCCTCTCTCCTTTGAGCTTGGAGCTTAGCAATAGCCTCCTTCTCTTGGATGTCAAGTATTGCCTTTGACCTTTCAGCTTCATTTTTAATTTGTTTTGCACTCAACATGGCAAGCTGCTTATCAATGTCCTCTGCTAATTTTTTTCTATTCCTTGCTTGTTGAATAGCTAACTCATTAATTCTATTGATAGCCTTAGCCTCATCATCTTTAAGTTGTAAATATCTTTTAGTTTGCTCCTCATCCATCTCATCTAACTCCTCCATTGCAGCCATATCAGCCTGCCTTTGCTCTTGCTTTCTTTGCTCCTCCTCAATTGCCAACTCTTCCATAGTGGCAAATCTATCAATGCTCACTCCAAGCTGCTCTTCAATAGCACTTATCTCCTCATTGCTTAGGTCTTTTGTTACGTTATATAAACCCTTCCTTGCTGACATCTCTGCCTCAATAGCTTTAATGTTTGATTCTGATGCTGCCTTAACAGCCTCTGCATTCTCTTGAGCTGCATTATCTGTTAAACCCATCCAATCTGTTAACATCTTAAAGCCTTCAATGATTGCAGTGATAGGCAACATCAAAAGTTTTAACACCTTATCAAGGACACCTATCTTGTTTAAAAATATAGCAATAGCTGCTACAATAGCAACTATCACAGCAACTAATAAGAATATAGGGTTAGCAAGTATCTGCATTCCTAATTTTACGAATGCTCCTCCCATTGTTTGTATCACACCTGTGAATGCTTTAAACCCCTTAGATATATCTCCAGGGTTTATCTTACCTATCACATTTTTAAATACCTCTGCCTTCTGTTGAGCCTCCTCAAAGTCTAAGCTCATCAATGAGTCCTTAATACCTCCTAATGAGTTGCTCACCTGTTCAAACTTTGAACCAGATGCAAATACATTGACCGCATCATTAGCATCTGCAAGTTGATCTTTCAACTCCCCAGCCTTTGCGGCAAGTTGTGCAATCTGTTCTGGATCAGTTGCATCTGCAATAGCTCCTTTGAGTTCTCTTAATTCAGCTTTGATTGCACCAATGCCGGTTATCTTTAATGGTATTTCAACTTCATTCATAATATCTTATTTCAATAGTTGTGTAAAGTAATAATGTGTCATTTGATGTAAAAGTTGCATCTAATGTATCAATCTGTATTGTACTTCCATCAAACCAAGTAATGTAATTAACACCACCTAAATTCTGTAAGTTTTGTTGTATGTTCACATAAGTCTTAAAGTCATCAATAAAAGCATTGAACAATACACCTTGATATACTCCTCCTGCTGCACGAGTCCAAACTATATCACCTATTGTATTCTCAAGTATGGATAATGTAGGGTCATTAGTTCCTGTCTGACTAATCAAAGCAACATACTTCTTATAAGGAACAACAGGAGCTCCATTGATACTCTCAGTCACAGTCAAGTTAGACACTACCATTCCATCCTTCTCAAGTATCTGGCCATCACCTATCACTACTCCCTTAACACCCGGACTCACAGCATTTCCCTTACCAAAGATTAGAACATCTGAGCCGGGCACAACTACATTGTTAACTTGAGCACTCTTCTTGAATACCTCCGCATTACCAATTGCCACAATAGTATCTCCAATAGGCTTGCCGCCTGCAGTCTTATAAGGTGCTAAGTCAATCTCAGTATCAATGCTTATTAACTCCACCTTTGTGAGGCTGTTGTTATTAGCGTTATAATCTTGAATCTTGTTTATATTCCACCATGAATTGTCAATGTATATCTTATCATTGAGCTTTAAAGATTGTATATCAACCTCATTCAAGTCAAAGTAACCTATCAACATTTTGCCTACATTGATTTGATTAACAGTCCTTCTCCAATATAAGTTATAGAGGTTGTTAGCTGTCAAACTTCCTACCTCATAAAAGTAGTAATCATTCGTGCCAAAGTTAATATCAAATGTAGGATACAATGGATTATTGAAATGACCAATCATAGGATAGTCAGTCAAGCCTATCTCACCTGTTGTGCCAAAATCTATGATGTCAAAAGGTTGGCATGTACCTAATCCTCCATCATACAATATGCGGATGTTAGTGTTAGGTGCAGCTCCATTTATCGAAGGAACATAAGCTCCAAATAATGTTTTCTCCACAGGAGTAGGTGAGAATAATAACTCCTTAGTATCAACATCCTTAACATATTCATTGTCAAAGGTGTATTCTATCTGACCATAAATCTCTCCTGTAGCTTGTGTGTATAACACATTGGGGGTATCCTCATCCGGTGCATAGGTGAGCTTAAGTTTTTTCTTAGTTACATCTGGAAGGAACATTAAGTCCTGAGCCTTATCCTTAGCTAACTTCTGACTCCAATCCTTCTCAGCTCCTGAGTCGTAATACTCATCTCGATGTCTTAGTATGAGATTGTATGGGTTGTCAATATCTTGCTCAACATATAAGTTGTACATCTGAAATATTGACTTGACAAAATCAGATTGCTTAATCTCAACAGGTACATAAGAATTCATGATTAGAGTACCTCCTGTAGTCTGCACATTATTGCTTGGCAATATCACCATGTTGATAGATACTAAGTCAAGCACAACATTAACATCAACAGGAGTGAAACCGCCACCTGCTGCAATCCAGATATTTGCTCCATTACTGTTAGCACTACCATAGGTCTGAATCACATCTACACCTATTGATAGGATCTGTATATCGGTTGCATCTATAGGCACACCAACTGCACTGACTAAGGATGGAATACTAAGAGACTCAACAAAGGTCAATATAGTAGTATTACCCGTTGGTAATGGTGATGCCGCAGGATAGTAAGCTACTCCACTTGTTGTGCCATATACTTTCAAGTTGCCATATCCTTGTACAAATATCTCAGCAAAAACTCTATATTTATTTTTAACTATGTATCCACCTACGATATACTCAAGGACAGCATTACCACCACTATTATTATCAAGGATAATGCTACCTCCAATCTGTAATTGATAAGTGTAATGTTCACCTGCCAAAGGATTGATACTAAATGGTGAGCTGTACTCTCCATTAGTAGGATTGAATAAAGATTGTGCATCAACTATCTCTGTCCATCCAGAGTCAATATCCTCTTGGAATGTATAGTTTAAACCTGTAGGCTGTACATAACTTGTTGTCCATGTGTTAGTGGCCTCAACTCTATAGTCATTGTAATCAAAGTTATTAACATCCCCATTGTAAGGTATTAACAATTTATCAAAGTGAGCATCTGTTAATCCTGCCCATGTGTAAGTGAATCCAGCGTTACTGAATATCCTATCAAAGTAAGTCTGAGCATAGATAGCAGGTTTGAACTCATTAGCTTGATAGACATTAGTGCCTGTGCAATATGGCATTACGTACTTATATCCATCTGTTACAGTGTTGCTGAATGTAGCTGCTATATCAGTTGATGAGAATGTATGATCTAAGTCTGAGAAATCTAAGTCATCAAGATTAGCATTAGTGATAGCACTAAAAAACTCAGCTCTGCTATCCTTAATCAATACAGTATAGTTAACCTCCTCCTCATAAGCATTAGTATATTGTGCCTTGTTGACACTTACCAACTGCAATAATGCATCATCTAAGATAGGCACTCCATTCTGTATCACTTGACATCGAGTCAACGTGTTGATGTTAAATGTTCCTGCCTGAATATTCACATCATAGTAGTGACCTAATAGCTCATGGTTGTTCTTAGTGCCTTCAAGTGTGATGTTCTTAGAGAACGTTCCCTTCCTTGCAGAAAGGTCTCTAATATCTCCCACATTAAACGTGATAGGAAAATTAGTCTTCTCAGATACATCTAAGACTCCTGTCTCAAGTATTATCTTAACCATTGATTATGTCGTTATTAGATAACCTTACTTGTATTGACTGCTTTATTAGGTTGTTGTTGCGTTGCTTATATACTTCAAAGTTTGTGTTAAGTACATTACAGCTCACATACTCAGTTGACTCAGGGACATGTATGATACATCCACTCTCATCATAAAGGTTATCCAAGTCCTCTGTAATACGATACACTACGTTTTTAACATAGGTTTGTGGAGAAGTTAACAACTGCTGAAAGTATGTACCCTCTGCCTCACTCATCCAGTTAGTGTTGAGGTCGTATGTCTTAACTACTTGAGTGTTGAAATTAACTTGACCTTGTTCATAAGTTTTGTACTTCCATTGAGATGAGGTAACATATCCCGGGACATCCTTGTTGTATGTATCCCTCTTGATAGTGCCCTTCTCATAGCTCTTAAGTTGGAAGGCAAAGCTACCCCATGAGCCCATCCTATCTAAGAATAAGATATGACTCTCAGAGATTAATGTCCTTGTATCTATGTTCACCTTGTAACTCACTGACTTAGGGTCAATGAAGCCTGGAGAGCCATCTCGATAAGTTACTGTGTACCACTTAGTATCTTGTTTTACAAGTGGAGCAGTGCCACTCACTAAGGTAAGTGAGCCATAGTTATTAGGGCCAACTGCCACGCCTTTTATATATTCAACTCCACTCACTGACTTGTAGAACACATCCCCGTCATCATTAATAAAGTACACCCTCTTGTTAAGTGCTATGCCTACATCCTTGAAGTTGAGCCATAAGTCCTGACCAAGTGTACATGTAAAGTTCAAAGGTTGGTCAGTGAGCCACAATCCAGATGTGTTATCAAGTGTGTAGTCAGTCTGATTATAGAATGGCATATCTATCCAAGGAATAGCTCCATTGAATACATACTTATCTAAGGTGCTAATTTCATTGAGGTTAATATCCTTCCTGTTGTCAGCATACTTGATACTCCCATTGATGGTTGCATCTGTTACCTCTGACCATAGCGCATTGATAGTGAAGTTGGTTGTACCTGTGATTGAAATCACTGTGTGCAATCCTTCCACTCCCGGGTTGGCCACACCTAAGTCTGCCTGTGTTATGTTTATCTGATCACCAACTTGAAAGGCATGCGTTGCTGTGATACGAACATTGCCTCCATTGTTCACCAATGAAGCTGTGTAAGATAATGTGTAGATATACTCCTCACCTATCTTAACATCAAACTTGTAATATGAGTTAGCCGCATCATAAAAGGTTGTGATTGTGGGATTGAAGTCATAGCTTACCATGTTGCTCAATAGCTTGCTCAAGTCCTGCTCCCCATATCCTGTGCCATAGGTAGGCAGTGCCTTGTAGTATCCTATCCTGTTTGATGTGCCTGACTCAAATATCTCAAAGATATATCGGAAGCCATCATTGTTGACATTAGTTGAGTTAACTATGAACTTGCACTCATTGTAAGCAGGAGTGAAATCTTGAGGTTCTGCTATGATTGTCATTGCCATACCTATATTGTATTTAGATTGCTATCCTGTTAGAAGGATATATATGAATCATCTGTAAAGTATTCCTCCTTGATATGAGTGGCAGCATATCGGATGGCATCCATTGCATCATCCCATAACTTGACAGGCTCATCTGTAATTGTATCACCTATCTTTTTCCACTTGTAATTCTCATACTCCTTCTTAAGTTGAGGATGATCTTCACAGAATATACCAAAGGACTTGATGTTGTTAATACCTTGCTTGACTACCTTATTAGCATTTTCAATATAGTAACCTGCTCTGTCTATCTCAGCAATGATTTCTGGCCTTGAATAGTCAGCAAGGATGTTGATGCTTTTTTCAATGCCTAACTGATCCATCCTTGCTATGAGGTCAGTGGTAGTCAAGTAACTCTCATAGATTACAGGCTCAATGTATAGATCCTTATCTCTCCAATATACCCTAACCAATGCAGTGGGGTGATTGTATCCAAAGTCAAGGCCATAGACAAAGGATGTGAACTTAGCCGGGCGGTGCTTGACAAATGTCCAATTGGAGTAGATGTTACTCTTGGAGATAGCCTTCTCCCCTAATGCATAGATTTGATACTGTGCCTCATCGGTTCGTTTCAAGTCCTCAATCTGTTTCTTAATAGACTCAGGCAGAAATGGGTTGTCCTTGTAGGTTGACTTGATTAGTATTGACTCATCAGATGGAAGTTCATACAGCCATGAGTTAGACTCAGATGGGTTGTAGTCAAAGATTAGCTTACCCTCTGTCCTCATGTTCAACTGAGTGAAGTCATCATAGTATAACTCATTAGCCTCATTGCACCATGC